TTTATGAAACTTTTCTGGGTTTAAGGAACTATTCAAAGCTCTTATTGTTGGATAGTATCCTCCGAGTACCAGTGAAGATTCTCTACTATAGAATCCTCTGTGGAAGTAACGCTGTAGGAAAGAGAAACTATCCGCCTCATCTGATTGCTTCTCTTCTTTTGCTGGTAATCCAAATTTTGCCATGTAATCAACGAAGAATTGCGCCGGTTCGCCTGTCTCATTGAGCCAATAAAAGTCGTCGCCTATTCCTTGTCCTTTACATTTTAAGCAATACGCCATAAACATTTGCAACACTGTTTCACCTAGCTGTGTCCACCCAGATCCAGATGAATAACCATGCAAGCCTGTCGTAATTGAATTCCGCCCCACCAAGAGAGGGATGTCATTAACATGTGACATGCAGTGGTATAAATCGTCCCACTCACTTTCTTGAAACAACCATTTTACAATTTCGAATACGAGACTAGTCTGTGCTAAACGCATATGTGCGTCCATCGCAGTCGTATCTCCACCAAAGATGCGTCCTGAACCCCACTGTGCAGTAGCAATCTTCTTGACTGTTTCAAATCCGTTCCACGGAGAGACATATTCGCGTACCCAAATGGTCGGAGAAAGGCGAATAGTTTCTTGAATTAATTGAGTAAACTGTGACTCAAGCAAATTCATAGACATCGGGAACATCCAAACTCCACGCAACTTACCGTTATACTGTCTAAACAGAGCAATTGCGGGCCATTCATATGCCTTACCAGATAAAGCATCTTGAATACTTTGTTCTTTTACTTTTTCTCTTCTTGTAAAGAGTGGCATTCCTGAATTAGTAGACAGCGTATCTCTCTCGCGCATATCATCTACTACAGATTCGATGCTCAAACGTCGTTTCGTCCTTAAACGACTGCCAAATAATTCTTTAGCAAAGGACTGAGTTAGAGGAAAATATTCCTCCAGTGCTTCACCGTCGTCATACTTCGACACGGAGAATGAGTCGTCGTAGACTTTCAGAGCTTCCTTAATCGGTGGAATTTTGCCTTGAGGACCGAATTTAGGCAGTTGTTTTGCCTCAAACTGGTTAAATTCCGCTGAAAATTGGGAGTAACTATTAGATTTTTCCAAAATTGGAATCCAACGGTTCAAAGTCGTGTCAGAACTCTCATTTTCATATAACCACGAATGTGGTGTTTCTGGCCTTCCTTGTTCCAACCCGTAGAGGTAAGAGGACAAAGATGGTGTTGAAGATACTACATCTTCTAGCGTGCTGTTAAGCTGTACAAGTTTCATTACTT